CATGTTTGTCGGTGTTTGATGACTGTTATATGTCTTACCATACATTGGTTACATATTCAGCGATTGAGAGACATTATGATGACGTATGCCCGTTCCATTATGTTGCTGATTGTTATTCTGAAGAGTTAGAGAAGGAAGCAAAACGTAATCATGTATGGAAGATGTGGCGTAACTGGGGTATAGCCGTTGGAGTTTCAGCTGGCATAGTTTATGCAGTATGGAAGTTGTTTGTGCAGAAACCTGAAGAATCGTTTGAATTGGTTGGGCAAGGAACTAGCAATGATGATAGTTCTAGTGGGAGTGTTGATAGTAGATCACGACAATCTCGTCAGAGAGTAAGTGATTATGATAGTATCTCACGAGGACGTTCGTACGGTAGTAGTTCATGGTCGCAAGGAAATCGAGATGTGAGCTGTAAGTTCACTATTGATGGTTGTGTTTGTTATGGAGTGCGACTGTACGGTAGGTTGGTTGTTAGTTTCTCTCATCTGGTGAAGGATCGTCCTGATCATGTGTTTGAGATGGATGGAATTTCTTTTACTTTGAATGATGATGACATTGTGTTTGACTTTTCCCGTGATCTCATAATGTTTGCTGTCCCTAACACTATATGTGAGGCTCGGAATCGTACTAGTCTACTGCTATCACGTGGTGAGTTTGGTTCGTTTGGTGATTGTACAATTACAAAAACCAATGGAGTTACTTGTGATAGTATGAAGGCTCGATTATCTCACAACCGGACGTATTCAGTTAATTCTGGTTGTGCAATTCAGTTGCCTGAGTGTATAGTGTATGATGGTGTGACACAGAATGGAGATTGTGGTTACGCAGTGTTTGCAAATTCTGGCTTTTATTCTGGACGCCTACTTGGTATTCATGTTGCTGGAACTGGAGAGACGTTGAATCGTCCTTTTGGTATTGCTACGATCATTACACTTGAGTGGTTTAACAAGAGTGCTAATCTACTTGGTGTGACGGTTGCTGCTAAAGGAGAAGTTAATCCAGTTGTGCGTGCTAAAGTTCAGGGTATGTATGAGGATCTGTGTGATTTGAAGATTGAAAATGCTCCAAATGTGGAGTATATTGAGGTTGTTCCACAGAAGTATCGAGTGAATTTGCCTCGCAAGTCAAAGTTAGTTCCAACATTGTTGTTGAATGATCCTGACTTGCCTCATACCCAGTGTCCTGCAAATTTGGTGAAGAATCCTGCTATTGATAATGGTATGGATCCTGCAGTGAGGGCCCTGGAAGAGTTGGCGAATGTTACTCATCCTGAAGTTAGTACTAGAAGTTTACCTGGTTTGGTGTCAGACTTGATATCTGAGATGGAAAAATATCCAATTGAATTTCCATACCGTGAGTTGACGTTTGAGGAAGCTATTGCTGGAGTACCGGGATTTATAAATGCAATTAACACTAAGTCTAGTGCAGGTGTTCCACATGTTTACAGTATTGTGAACCGTGGTAGACGAGACCTGATTTGGACTGAAGATGGTTCTTATTATTATGATCCAGCCTTCAAAGATGAATGTATGCGTTTGTACCAGGCTTTTAAGGATGGTGATCGACAATTTATTGATGATTACCGCTTTGTATGGCTTGGATTTTTGAAGGATGAATATCGTAAGAAAGAGAAAGTTGAGTCTAATAAGACGCGTGTTATCTTTGCTAATTCCGTAGTGTTTGCAGTAGTTTTCCGTATGATGTATGGTTGTTTATATGGACAATGGAATCGTTTGAGCAATCGTAGTATATTCTCTGTTGGTATGAATATTAATTCATACGATGCACAGGGTTTGTATGAATATATGGTTGATCGTGGATATGATCGGTTTATTGCTGGAGATTACTCTAGCTTTGATAAACATTATCATCCTGAATTTCAGAAATACTCATATTCTGTGATCAAGCATTTTGCATCAAAGATTCCTGGTTTCTCAGATAAGGC